CCAATACAAGCATGGCGTTTATGTTCCAAATCTATAAATTTATTTATAAAATTCTTATAAATAGAAAGAGCAGTTGCCGTAGTAATCAAATCGTCATTCTTATTAATTCTATTAACAGTGGCTACCGTGAACGATACTGGTAGTAAATCAGAATTACTTTCTACATCGATATTGGGGATAAAATCCCTTAAATTACTAAGTGACGCTATCGACAGAAGTTCGTCTTTTTCTTTTCCGACCAAGCATTTGATAGGAGACGACGCAAAAGTTGATGTATATTTTAATGCTTGCATTATACTACATTACACACATTTATGTGCATCCTATCACATTTGATGGACAATCAGATCCCCAACTTAATTTGAATGACATAGTTAGGTCTCCACCGTTTCCTAATGGATAATAATTTGTTGAAGGATCGTTATACGTCCACGGACCATAATCACCAATTCCTACTAACCCCTCTCCTTGTGTACCAGTAAAAAGTAAGTCCAAAAATGGATACATTTGGGAGAGAGTATTAGCATTAGCATCTACATAATTTAAAACCATTGATCGAACCAAAGACGATGACAAATGATCAGGCTCCCAATCATTTACATGAAGATTAGTAAAAACACAAGAATATAAGATGCTACCAGTTCTGTTATTAAATGACAAATTGGTTGTTTTAAAAGAAAAGTCGGGTATATAGTTAGCATTACTAGTTGTAGTAGAGTCTAATAATATATTATATTTGTCTGGATATTTTAAATTAGAATTATTTGTTCTAATATTTAATAATTGGTTGGAAGTAGTGCTAGTTGGAAAAGATATTGGAGACATCAGGCCATTTGATGGAGCAAAACCAGTTGGGCTATATGGTTGCCAGTTGCCCGTATCTAAATGACCACCACTAAATTGATTACATAAAAAATTTACGTTATCGGTAGAAAAATAAGCTAATAAATTATCTTTGGAACACGAAGGCTCTAATGGCGCACCCCATAGCGGGATAAAAGATTCGCCACCCTCTAATGACCAACTGTAAGAAAATATTTGGTTTCTCGAAAAAGATTTATCTACTATATTTGAGTCATTAATTAGTTTTACTCCGTGATGCAATAGATTGTGACTTCCGATAATATTACCAGTCCAAGTTGTTGGTGAGAAATTGACAACTGGTGGTATACTTATCTCAAATTGATTTATACCAGTATCATAATTAACATTTAAATCGTATGTAATAATCACAAAATCCATACTACTAACACTAATCGGCGTGTCTAAAACAATACGCGAAAATGCTTTGTTAGCATTGCAAATGGATTTATTTCCCACTAAACTATCATAATAATCTGCAATAATAGAGGCGTCTACCCCTTCCCCATCGTTGATCCCAAAATTACATCCACAGCGAGTATGTGTTCCAGTTGGTTTTCCTGGACTTAACATCAGTTCAGAAAAAGAATATGGTTGATCAAAATGCCCAGAACCAATTGGAACCCTCCAACCTCTTGATAAAGAAACCTGTCCCAATGACTCTCTGTATCCACAGGAACCAAGATCGTATTGACTGCTAGTAATATCTCCATAAGAAGTTCGACTTCCAATATAACTAAAATCATTAGATGCTTGGGCCAAACCAGTTGTGCCAACTCCTATTATTGTATTTTGGTCTGTCCCAAATCCAAGAGAAATAAATCTAAAACAATCAGCAAAATTGTATATGGACGGATACACCAATCCTGTATTCGTTATAAAATTGGGAATATCTTTAACTTCTTTTTTTAAGTTACCGCTAACGTCAAAAATTTTATATCCAAATTTACCTTTAATGGCAATGTTTTGGTTCAACAACATATATTAAGAATCTACGCAATTCACCGAATCCGAGCATTCTGCTGAATAAATTATGTTTTGGTACAATTCGATTCCATTATTAAAACTTGTCCCAGGAAGTGCTCCCCCTTGAGTAACACTATAATAATTATTACCTTGATTATTTGGTGCGGCATAATTAGGCAGAAGGCGAAATCCTGTTGTTCCTATATTTTCATAATGAACGATATGTCCAGTTGGTGGACAAAAATTACATGGATTGCTCGCCCAAGTATAACCAGGGTCACCAGAACTTATAGGTTGTCCAGCAGTAAAATTAGAACACATAGAATTATCCATATAATATTTAATTCCATCAATCTTTAGTTTTAGTTGATTACTCTGATTTGGCCAATAAATATTTCCAGTAGAAGTGGGCGCAAGAGTCAAAGATAATACACCATTACCTCCAACATTTCCCGTAACATTATGATCGACTAATCCGCAGTCAAAATTACCATTGGAAACTTGTGCCGCAGTATTTGCGCCAGTGATAATACCATATACCATTCCATAACCTGAGCAACCATAGAAACTATAAGAATAATCTCCATTGGTATTGTTTATATCGCTAAATCCACTTAAAGGAATACAATTTCCAAGCGTTAAAACTGGATGTAAAGGATTAAATCCAGAAATATTACCATCTACAACGTCATATGCTCCCTGAAACGTTTTCCCGCTTGCAAATACGTTGATATTTTCTCCAGTTGGAGTAATACTAATATAAGCATCCGCAACACCCGTTCCTCGATTATCCAATACAACATTCACATACCTATAATGTTGCATTAATGAACGGCCACTAGTATCGAAAAATAAAGTATCGACAATTGGACTATATATGTTAGATCCAGGAGTTGAGGGAGTATTGGTTGCAAACACCAAAGACCCAAATCTGGTATTCCACCCCAAACTTGAAACTGGAGAAAATAGAGTTTTTCTGGTAACTGTTTTTGTTCGGCCCGAAATAGTGTTTTGAGCATTGCCCGTATCTATTGGCAGTTTGGAAACACGAGTAGAAAAAATTGCTTGCTGTTTATAATCCACCTCGTTTGTCTTTTTCCTTAATGCACCAGGAGTTGCATATGAAATATCATATTGGGAGGCATCGTTAAACATTTGATACCCTCCACAAGACGTTTCCGCACCAGTCACATAATTAGTCACAGAGGGTATACTACAATGTTCCGAAGATCCTATTCTAATATTAGTAGGTATTTGTGGCCAATCTATTGAAGCGGCAACACTTAAACCATCCCCAGGAACAGGTGTCGGACCATAAAAAACATCATCATTAAGTATTTGTGTCCCCAAAAAAGGAGACATTTGTATACCATAAACCAAACCCATCAATCCATCTGCCGCATATGCCGATGCTTCATTTGAACCAGAAGCCCCAGTTGTAGAAATATCAAAATTAGAATTATCGGGAGATAAGTAGAAACAATAATCACTTAAATCAGTAAGAGATGGCTCCATTCCCGCTCCGTAATCTACTGGGGTGTCGTGTGCCCCAGCCTGATTGATAATATTTAATCCATGATATACGTGTCTATAGTATCCAGATAAATTAGCCCAATCGCTTATTAATTGTTGGTCGTTGTAGGGATCGCTGGTAACATCTGCAGAACCAGTTGAAAATGTATTTGCAAAATATGTTAAACCAGTATTACTAAAATTTATGGATAGTTGATAACTAATAATGGCACTATATCCTTCTTTAATTGTTACTGTTCTTCTGACACGACTAAAAGCATATTGCCCAGTTGGATCACTTCCACTAGAAGGCGAAACCATAAACTCATTAATAACTAACCCAACACCATTATTAGTTCCAGACATTGTACAATTAACCCCATTAACCCCACCAGTAGGAATATTCCACGCTCTATAAAACTTTAATCCTTGTTCAGTTAAAAGTGTTCCACAAGCGGAAGAAGATCCGTCGGAACCATTTGCATAGCCTTGCCAACCGATATATTGCCCTGATTCTTGTGTTCCTTGTTGGGTCATGTAGGTGGGAATAGGAGTAGATAAACCCGTTGTTCCACGTTGTCCAGTTTTTCCATTACCATCTATCCAATAATCAACACCTAAAGAAGTGGGCGCGGGAAGAGTTCCAGTATAATATCCTCCTTGATTATCAGGGACATTATTAGACCCCAAAGATAAAAATCTAAAACAATCAACAAAAGGGTAGATTTGTGGAAAAGTTAAACCCGTTGGAGTTATAAAATTTTTTACAGGACCCACTTCTTCCATTAGTGTTTTTCCACTATATATTTTAATGTGGAATTCTCCCTCTAAACCCATATTAACATTGGTATTCATAAAATTAAACGTATTTCCACTTATAACCCAAACAAGACTTTTTTTTTCCTTGGCACACTAAAGTAATATTGCTATTTTTTTTGTTATAGAATTTAAGCGGAAATGGCATGGGATTCTTCTCCATAAATTATTTGCTTTTCCAATGTAAACTTTACCATTTAATAGGCAAATCAACATATAAATTCCAAACTTTTTCGATATTTTAGTTGGATCAATCATTCTTTTTCCTTTTTATTATTACACTTTAAAAATCTGGAGTAAAACTTATTGTGTTTACTCCAAATGTTAAATTTTCTATATCACTACCACTATATGATATTTGATTAAATCCCTGAACGAACATTATTTCCTGCAGATTTAATGATATAGTATTTTTGTCCTGTGACTTTCCCCTAATATTTCCCCTTAGATTAGAATTAAAATTCATATAATCAAGTGGATAACCCGTTAAAATTCCATAAACCTTTACACTATATGGTGTTAGGTCTAACGGACAACCAGTAATATTGCCGCTTATTATATTATAAAAATTAAAAATATCTAATGAGTTTCCAGTAATGTTTCCGCTTATTGGAATGGAAAAACCTATCTGATCTGGTGGGACTCCAGAAATATTACCACTAGGACTAATTGCATATATCTGATAGTCAGGAGGGGATGGATAAATATTTCCAGAAGTTACTATAACAAACGGTACCTTGTCTGGAGAAACTTTATCCACTTTACCAGATTCTTTTATTGAAAATTGTGTCGGAGAAGCAGAACTATCGTTGGTTAAATACAGGGGACTGCCTAAAAATACCTCTTGGGGATAATATACTCCGTATAAATAATATAACCCTCCTGAGACGTAGTTAGTAAACAACGCGAAAGGAGTTGCGTCACCAGTTCCGAATAACGTCCCAGAAATCTGCTGAAAGAAATTGAAGGGTCCGCTTTTCAATCAGATTCGTTTTCTTGTTTTACGCTAGCGAACAGAATTCCCGCGATATAAGGCTCCAATAAATGTTTTTCTCCAAGCTTATTTACCGCAAGAACTCGTTCATTATTCTTATCTTGTGGCGATTTACAATAATTTAATGATTCAGAACTCCATTTATCAGGAGTCTCATTAGAAATGATAAGATTCGTAATATCAGCGGCGATAGATTTTTGCATTTTTGAGAATCGTTTAATACTATATAATTCTTTCAAATGCCCACAAACTGTTTTCTCTAAATCTTGTGCGAGAATCATGTTTTCAGTAATCTTTTTTAAACTAAACTTAATTTCTTTTTCTTCACTGGCTTTAGATGTTCCAATGGGAGAAACAGTCTTTTGTGTTTGAGGGGCTTTTGTCCCTCCTGGTCGCCCAGCACCACTTCCGCCATTACCCATCTCTGTTTTGGCACCAAGTTTGGCTTGTTGCATACTCATTTTTGCTGTTTGCAAAGTTGTTTCACTTTGGACGCCCGCCACCAAAGGAGTATAAAGTCCATCATCCCTTTGTTTCTTATAGTCTTGTTGTTCCGTGACCATCATATCCGTATCTGGCATAGTGTTTGTTTGGATCGCCTCAACGCCCTGTTCGGCGGTAAGAATCCCCATTTCGACCAGTCTTTCATACAGTCTAGTGACATTAATGTCTCGTTGCAACCTATTACATTTAAAATATGGTGTGGGAAAGTTCTTGAACCCTAAAGATTGCGCTATTCTCTTAATTTCTGGAATTAAAAAGTTCTGCAAAAATGCTTGTTGTGCATACTCAAGTCTTGCCATAAAAATTTCAACCTTTTGTTGTTGGTTGGCGAATTTTTCGTCACCAGCGAAAACATTGTTTAGGCCAGTGTTAATATCTCTATCTACAATCTCATACTTTTGTGGATTTAGGAGTTCTGCAATGTCAGGGATAACAAACTCTGCTTTGGTAGTATAATCGGCCACTAAGACTCTACCAACAGAAAGATTTTGGAATAATTTTTGTAAAGCATTAATATTTTTGGTATTAATTCCCCCCTTTGCTGGTTCATCACCAGTCGTTACCAAAAGAATTATTTGCTGCATGGTTCTCGAAATGGCCATATCGATCTTTTTTAATTCAGCCTTAAAATTAATGTCCTCTAGAACAGGAAAACCCATTGGGATAGAGAAAGGCTCATAATCTTGTTTCTTGTAGAATACCATGAGAACTTTTCTAATATCAAGAGGAACCAATACCGATTGAATGCCAGATAAAATCTGCCTTTGAATTTCTGGACTAAACGTTTCAAACACCAACTTATCTTCTTCTGTCTGTGGGTTCTTTAAACGGGCCAACTCAAATGCTGTTAAGAGTTTATAATAAACCCCAAACCCAAAGTTCGCAGTTCCCACCATATGAATATCTGCTGGATTAAGAATGGCATACTTCGATGGAATCTGCATTTTTTCTATATTATCAAGATTTTGAATGTCGTCTTCTGAGCCAAAAACTTGAGTTATTCTTCCAATATCAGAAGGTTCAAGTGTGGCGTCAAAACGATAAGTAAATACATTGCCAGAACGATAATACTCTCTAAAAAATTTGTCTTGAAAATCCCAAATGTTTATTTTATTAAATAAGGCCCTAAAGAAACCCCGTGATTTACTACTTCCACCCTTAAAATAAAGTTCGCCAATTGAAAATTCTGTCATTAAATCAATAATGTTTCTAAAGACGGCAAAATTATAGTAACACTTTTGACAAAGAATAACGGCATCTCGCACGTCGATCATTTGTTTATTATTGCCATAAATTGTCGCACTGTACCTGAAGGGGATAATCCCTTCTTCTATATTAGCATATCTCGAAGTTCTTGTAATACTCCCAGCAATATTGCGTCTTGTTGGAGAATTATTATAATCATTTTCTGAGGCCGTCGCAATAGTCACCGCCCCATCTTGTATTTTGCGGGGTTTGTTGACTCTCTTTTTATTAATTTTCTCTGTTAGACCGCGGTCCTCCACAATAGCGACCGTTTCTTTTAGTTCTTTGAGCATAGTATTATATTATTATAGTAGTTACACAGTTTTAATCAAGAATAATTAGCACTGAATGTACCAAACATAGCTGGTAAACCACCCATATCGGGAAAGCGAATTATCGTATACACACTTGAAGACGACGGCGCGGGACCTGGTGCAGGAACTCCATAGGGCCATTTAACCCCTCCTACACTATCCACTTGCCATGTTAACAAATTGGAACCATCGTCACCAAGGGTGTTGTTGCCCGAATTATAAACTTTTATAATTAATGTCTGCCCTGTTGCTATACTTGAACTAATAAAATTTAAAGTATTTGAATGTTGGGTATCACCAATATTAATATTCCAAGAGTCACAGTTACTTCCATAAATATTAGTGAGGTTAGAGGTTGATAAATCAATTCCAGTATTAATAAAGATACTATGTCCTGTATTGCCCTGAATTCCTTGTGGACCGACATTTCCAATTGGTCCTGGACTCCCAAGTCCACCTAAATTCATTGAAATTCCATTAAATTGGTTCCAATACATATAACTACCACTTATACCGATAGGTGGGTAAGGAGATCCTTCAATTGTCATCGTTATAACACCAGCAGTCTTATTAAATGTATTAACTAGTCCATAAAAATATCTTACACCACTATAATTACTGTCTGCGACTAATACATTTTGCGCTGGGGAATAGGCTTTCCCAATTAAATCATTATGTTGAAATTGAATTTCATCTCCAGCCTTAAAATACATATTATTGCCAGTACAATAAGTAAATATAGATTGACCACTAATTTCTTTATTGAATGAAGGAGAAATGCCTGATGTGGCATTTATTTCTTGGGTTCCGAAATAAACTAGATATGTATCCGCATATCCTTGTGCTCCCGTCGCTCCCGTTGGCCCTTGGATGCCTTGCAAACCGCTTGGTCCCTGTGGCCCAGTTGCTCCTTGTGCTCCACCCTGCGGGAGAGTAATCCATTGACTAGTGGAACCATCAGAGAACTCTAATTGCAGACTAGATCCATTACTTGTAACACCTGCTATGCCAATTCCGACTGGCCCATCTATACCATTTGGACCAATATCGCCCTGAGGCCCAGGAACGCCTTGTATCCCAGCGACGCCACTCGGCCCTTGAGGTCCGAAATAGTTAGTATTAGCTTGCCCCAAAACATAAAATCCCCATTCTCCAGGAACGGTATTTCCATCAATTGGTGCTTGCACCGCCATTGAATACCTTTGAAAACCATAGTAATAAGATGAGTCACTTGCAAAATTGACACTCATACTTATTTGGTTTATATAAGGATTAAATGTTCTATTAGATGATATGGGGTTGTTATTCGTGTCTAACCAATTCGCTATAGTAGAATACCCAGTAATTGTTTCGCTACTAATATAGCGACCTGGAGTAGCCTCGCTTGTAAAAAATACTAATTGTAAATAACCAGTTTGCCCCAAGTCGTCTACATAATAATTTGTGTTGTATCCACTAACAATGGCAGTGGCTAAACCACTGTATCCAATTCCATAGTCCATCCCCTTAACAAAATTTAATGGTGGATTATCTACAATAGATGGATTTACAGATGGTAGATAGACGTATGGTGGATTAGGGTCGCCCGTATTATAATTATATAGTGTTTGAAAGTCATAATAGATATTTCCTACTGGCCCTTTGTTACCCTGTAGCCCACTAGGAATATAAAAAGCTGAGCCAGTAGTTCCATTTGAAAATATAAAACTTACATAATTTCCAGAAACGTAACTTCCTATTGCAAAAGCCCCAGTTGCACCAGTTGCTCCAGATGGAAGTTGAATAGCATTACCACTTGTTCCATTAGAGTAATAAAAAGTTAATTTATTATTAGAGGTTGTATATCCAGTAACACTAATACCTGAGTTACCAACTATACCCTGAATGCCCTGATAGCCACTAGGCCCAGATGGACCAATGATACTCAGAGCGGTTGACGTAGAAGTAATTGTATATCCACCAACATTTAAAATGCCAGCATTTCCAGAGGTATAAGCTGATAAAGTAGTCCCTCCAAAATTAATTGAATTACCACTTGGAATTATTACATTATTAGTATATAAATTCTGGAAATAATGTCCCGTGTTTCCCAAACTATATAAACCAGAGATGGTCGGGGCTATATTTCCACCAATATTGATGCCAGTTCCAGATAAAGAAGAAAACGTTGCTCCATTTACAAAACCCGAAAGCTCGGATGGAGAAATTTGGCGAACCTTAATTTGACTAGTCAGAGCCATATGCCTTTATAATATTAGTTATTACACTAAAAATATAATGGTCTTTTCTTATAATGTTAACAAAAAAACGGGGTGAACGTGTCAAAAGATTCAACGGGGGTATTTAAAATATCTCCATAACATTTCATTCCCCAACAAGCCAAAAGGAGGGCTGTATAAGAGTCCCTACGCATTCTGGATGGACTACGATCTCTTTTTATAACCGCTGGCAAATCAAATGTTTGATTGCCTTTTGCGTTTACGCTAACCTCAATTGCCGACGCCTCGTAACGCAGTTGTTTCATAAGTGTTTCTTGGTGATCGATAAAATAACCAATGGCGCTTTCACCAGTATCTAATTCATCTCCAATTAAATTACTATTAATTGGGACCTGAATTGCTTTATCAAACGCATCTGGGCACCCTTTAATTGGACTCGAAAACCAGACACGCTTATAATCAATACAACCCTGTAACCACTCATTTGATTTACATATAAAATCAGTATTGAACACCTGTGTAAATACTATTTTTTGCATTTGGCGGTTATAGGCTTTTTTGGCTTCTTTGATTTGATTAACGTATTCTTCTCCATCTTTCTCAGAACTAAATTCAAATATTTTTAAATCAATATTAGAGTTTCTAAAAACCTCACTTTCGTTTGCTGATTCAATAAATTGATAACCAGCATTATCAATAATTATTATTTCAATATTAAAATTAGTTAATAAATAATGAAAATATGCAATGTGATTTTTTAGGTCTTTGCCAGCGCAAGCGTATTGATGGACAACGGTGCCAATGAATTTATTGTCTTTATTTAGTTCGATTTCCAGAACACACATTGCAAAATGGTCAGAGGTATCAGAGCCAGAAAAGTTTGGATCAATTGCGATGAGATATTTTTTATCTTTGTGTCCTCTTAATAATTGGGTGGGTTCTTGTCCGTCTGGGATAGAGCAGGCGAGCATTTTATCCATAGAAAAATAACCAGAACTACCATCCATAAATTTTGCACAATATTCCCTTTGAAAAGAAGCTGAATTGGCCTGATTACTTTGTGCTAGTTCAATGATACTTTTGTCCATTCTATCTTCTGGATTTTTAATTGAATCCCACGACATTTGACTAACGAAATATTTACCCGCATCCTTGGTATTAGTCGGATTGTTAATTTGATTAATATATTCTTGATATTTTCGAAAAAGATATTCACAGGTGTAACTCGCAGAGGATAATCCTATTAGTTTAGAAGTGTTGACGGCTTTGGTTCTCTGCTCTTCTTTAATAATTCCTTTTAATATTAACTTATCTTCCACTGCTCGAATTTGTTGTCTCTTTTTTAGGTCCTGTGGAACAATAAGATATGGTATTAAAACTCTTTCCACTAAATCCTCCGACATCAGAGCAAACTCATCAATGATTAAAATGTTAGCACGAAAACCACGAATTTTTTCCCCGTTTAACGGAATAGCAACAATACTTCCCTCGTTTATTCTCCAAATAAATTCATCGTTTCTTTTTGACTTGTTTATTCCTAATGCAGCTAAAAGCATTTTCCCATCTTTACTTTCAGTCATTTTTTCTATATAATTAAAAATGAACCGCGCTGTTCGGAAAGTCGGGCCACAAATTAATATATTCGTCTTGGGATAAAAAATACACATTAATACAGCAAAAATCGCTGCCGCTGAAGTTTTCCCTAAACCACGAGACCAAACACAAAGAGAATGATTGGATTGCATCATCCCCTTAATATTAATGATTTGATCGGGAAAAAGTTTTACGCCAGTTAAAAGTTCTACGGTAAATCCTAGATTTTTATACAAAAAGCGAGCTAGTGTAATTTTAGCAATATCATTATCTAACTCTCCGATTAACTTTTTAAATTCTTCATTGGGATTTTCAATGATTAATTTTTCTTTTTCAAATGGATCAAACCACATTAATTTTATCTCCTTTATTTATGTTCCCGATTATTTTTGAACCGTGTTTTTGTGCGATTTCAGTTGTTGCCCATAAGGGCTGTAGATTAGTATAATGAAAACAGAGTTTTTGTTGTTCTGGTTTTGATAAATCAAAAAAAGAACAAGGTTGTATATGATCCATGTGCCACCCACGAAAACCGTGGTTTTCCCAAGACATATCTTCTGTAAATTTAGATTCCATATAATTTTTAAAAAATTGAATTGAACAACCGATTAATTCCATTGTCGAACCGTTTTTACTATTATTCTTTAGTGCCAATAATATTCTTCTCGCTATATTTCTTTTTAATTTAAAATTAAAATCCGTTTTTAGTCTTTGTTTATCGTAATTACTACTATATTCCCTCATTTTAGTCCAATTGTTTGCATAGTATTTTTTACTGTATTCGTTTAATTCTTGATTGTGAAATTGACGATATGTTTTATTATATTCTTTTTTCTTTTCTTTATCCAGAAGGCCTCTTTTCTCTTTAATAGTTTTATAATTGGTTTTTCTATATTGTTTACATTTGGACAAAATTAAATCTCGTTTTTTGCTATAATTTAAATCGCGTATTGTCTTGTGACATTTTTTACATCTACTATCGAAGCCATTTACACCATTTGGGTGTTTATAAAACATATCTAATGACAATTGGGTTAAACATTTATTGCATATTTTTTTGTCATTTATTTCGTTCATAATTTTATATTATATCCTTAATTTAACTATTTGTCAAGTTAAATTTTCCAGCATCATACAAATACTGCAAATCATATCTCTTAATTTGCCCGCCCAAACCAAAAAGTTTTTCAACCATTCCCCCAGCTTCCTCATGATCTTTTACAAACAAGAATTGCATATTATTAAATTGTTGCATTAATTGGCGCGGTGCGTGGAATACTACATTAACTGGAAATCTAATTTTGTAATTAACAATTCTCTTATTTCTATAATCTAACATGTCAGATAGTTTCGCTTCCACCAAAACAATTAGATATGTTTTGTCTTCATTAGCTCTCTCAATTTCCCGAACAAATCTTTTGTATCCACCTACCATTGTTCCAATGAAATCTGATGGGCTTTTTCTCTCGATTACCGCGTTTCCACTCCATTCAGAATTAGAAAAGGAATAATCTCCAGCATTCAACTTTTTGGTTACGGACTTTGTTTTATCTATATCTAATATCTGTTGCTCGCGACTATCACAATAAATAATATTACGTTTATTTAATTCTATTCCCTTTTCCCATTTTTCAAATAACTCTAATCTATTTTTAAATCCCAAAGATTCGGCCCTTTTATAATAATCTCCGACTAAATTATTTAAATAGCTAATTCCAGGTAGACCTAAAGAGCGCAATTCTACTTGTCCCAATGTATAAAAAATATTTTTTTCTTTCTTGCGTTCCAATAGAAATTTACTGATATAATCTATTATATCTTTTTTAGAGGCTGTCTTAAAAAATTGTATAGGTTGTTTATCCATTTATCCTTTAATTAATAAATATTTATCATATTTTCTTTTTAAATAAATTGTTGCATCCTTATACAAATATTCTCCTAATTTTTTACATTGATTACGGCCATCTACTCTTATGTTTACAACCTTATCTGATTGAGAACACTTATATGTATGGTTTAATTTCATTAACTGTTTAATATTTGATTTTTGGATAAACCAAGAATCTTTAATTTTATCTCAGAAACAGACGAGATTCTTTCTACCTCATCAACAATAGATTGTTGCTCTAATTGAGCGATTTTTAATAACTCTTTTCTTCCCTCTTCGTCCCGCCACATCTGGACTAAATTTAAAATACTTGCATTTTCATTTACTTGGGAGGTTAGTCGTTCACTGCGTTTTTCAGTTAATGCCTCCAATAACTTTCTTTGTCTATCTCTACATTGATGAAATTCGGTACTCGCCTTACCGATGGCCTCAACCAAACCCATTGAATATTTTTGCGCCTGTTCTGAGTTGTCCGATATACTTTCCTGTTGTTTTCCCATCTTTTCCATTCTTCGCTTAACTGTTAATTCGTGAACAACCTCTCCAACCAAAGAAATATATTGATCAATCTCTTCTTGTGTCAAATCTGATTTGTCATAAGTATAACGAATAAAAGCATCTTCGCAACTTTTTCTGTCTTTTTGAGACTCGAATGAATTCATTAGTCTAATAAAACGATATGTATGTAAGTAATCTATTAACTTTTCTGTATTCTTTTTTTGTTGTGCATTGAGTTCGGAGATCGCGCGTACAAACGAAACATATTCATTAATTTTCTTTAATGCTTTATCTAAGGTTTTGGGCGGCTCATATTCACCCTCTGGAACATCATTTATTGCCTCTTTACCACCAAAGATTACTTGTCCAGTTAAAGACTTTAAGTATTCGTTAACTATTCTGGTCTCGGCATTCAAATTGGTTAGATGTTCATTATGAAAGAGTTCTCGTGCCATTTCTAAGGCGGTATTGTTATTGGCGTTATTGGCAATATACAATTTCATTTCTTCAGTAAGGGTAATTAAGGAGGTTTTATTTTCTTTGTCAGATGTGGCTTTAGCTCGAAAATTTCTTGTAGCGAGAAACATTTTAATTAACTTGCCCCGTATGTCTCTACCGTCCACGCCCTCTCCAAAAATAAGTTCGACCAATGTTTTTAAAGACGGTGGGGCGTCTGGAGTTGCGTTCCAGGTATCTAAAATTAATTGTTTTTGTTCTGGTGTAAGTTCCATATTAAATTTGTCCTATGTGATTACAGGCTATTTTATAATAGTTTTCATTATTTTCAAATCCAATAAAATTACGATTCAATAATTTAGATACTTTGGCTGTTGTCGCCGAACCTACAAATGGGTCTAATATAATATCTTTTTCGTTCGACCAACTTAAAATATGATCATTGGCCAAATGATCAGGAAAAGGTGCTGGATGTTTTTTCCCTTTTACAACACCTACAGAATAATACCAAATATTATAACGATATTTTGTTTCTTTAACAAGTTCGAGTTTATGAGCTGGCTTTCTTTCTGTGTCATTGGACGTTTGCCAAAAAGTTCTTTGATTTTGATTTTTGCCAGCAGTTTTACATTTTTCTAATAATGGATTAAATGTTTTAGGTTTTCCTTTACTAAAAATAAACATATATTCAAATTGTTGTTCATATCTATTATGAGTTAATGGAATTGGATTATTTTTGGCGTATATCATTGTATCATGTAAATTAAATCCAATATCTTTAAAATATAATGCCTGCCGAAAACTTGATCCTGTTTCGCTTCCTTTATCTGTTTTATCTCCAACAACCCAGACCACAACACCACCATCTTTAGTAATTCTGAATAATTCACTGGCAACTTTTGTGAATAAATCAAAATTCCAAGTAGAAATATTCCCATAAGTTCTTAAATTATCATAAGGTGGTGACGTAACGGTTAAGTCAATAAACTTATCATCTATCAATTTCATTCCTTCGATACAATCCATTAAATAAATTTTATTTAATTCAAGCATAATCAGTAAATATCGATCAAACCCTCGGTCAGTGCCCTCTTGAACTTCGCAATGATACTTTTGCGAATATTGCGAATTTGCTTATATCCTGGAGCCCTTTTGGTTTCGTTAGAAATGTAACCTAATCGTTTGGCTACTACCGATTCACTTTCATGCAAAATAAATAAACCCTCATAAATTTTATATTCTATTGGTTTGAGTATTTTTTTCATAACCACATGCGCTTGATTTATATGACAAGAAATATCTAATGAACTATCAAAAATAGTATTTATTTCGTTTGTATGATTTTCTATGGACAAAGGAAGTTTAATATTCGTCGCTGGTTCCTTACGTTTTTTCCAATTAGTGTATAATGGACAATCTTCGCATTGTAGAGTATAAATTTTACATCCATCGCTACCAACAGATGCCTCACATTTTAGACATGGCCTTGAGAAGTTACTATAAAGATTTCGTATAAGGTTTTTAATTTGATTAGAGATTAATATATTTAAGAATGGAAGTAGAGGACGAGATTGATCATATAGTGACCACTTCTTCCAGATATGAAGAAGAATAATTTGCTGAACATCCTCGTAAGAAATCGATGCAATACTTGTGAGTGTCCACTTGTGTCTTCTTTTTTGTACTTCTTCTAAGATTGTTGGATAACAATTTTCAAAAGACCTTAGCTTAATGGGTGTTTTATCTTCCATAATAATAAATATATTAATTATTAAATAATGATATACTTATCATACTGGTCTGATCGCCGATGCCTCATTTTGGAACTGTTTAATAGCTTCTTCTGGTGACAAAGTGGGAGGGATTATCCGTTTTTCGTTTGATACATTAACAAATTGGTTTTTAGCCAATGCCTCAATAGTATCTTTATTAATATTACGGGGTTTTTCTATGTCTACTTGGAGGCCATCGATTCGTGCTTGATAGTGCGCCATAGTATCTATATAACTATCTGAGTCTTCTTCTCCGTTTTCAACTAGTGCGACAGTAGATAGTTGATCATTATAACGAGGATGTTGTTGTTGCTGTGTCTTTGGTTGTTCAGATAGCGACGCCAAAGATGTTGAACAGAAAGGGCACGCTTTCCAACCAGATTCCATTTTTTTTCCGCAGTTGTGGCAAAAATTATTTAATGACATATAATTATATTATATTAAAATAGATAAATATTTATAATAAATGTGTATTACACTGATTATTTATGTTGCAACAATTCAATAAGTTGGATAAGAGGGATAAAATTGATTTTTTCATCAAAACACAAACCATACTAATAGAGTTTCATCCAGACAGTCCTTTTATTATAAATAAAGAGAATTTGAAGACAAGATTGGAATATGCTAGTGATATGTTCGGCAGATATTGTGGGTGGTGTTTTACCGACAAATATTGCTCAATTCTTTTTAATTATATTAAAATAGACAATGTGGACAGACCGTTGGATGCACTAAAGAAATATCAATTTACATCTGGTGCCATTGATTATAACGCTATCGTGGTGGACTTCGCTGCGTTTAGGGAGATTAAGGATTGCCTAGATTTTTGCCGCACCATTTTTAACTCAAACATTAAGTGGGTCGTTTGGGTTCATAAAGAGAAACCTTCTATATATCCCGCATTAGAGTATATGACTCGTATATTAAATATCCCCAAGGTATAAGTTGTAGATATTAAAAATATATGCCCATTAACTTAATCCTTGGAGACTGCATAGAAAAAATGAAAGAGTTCCCTTCTCATAGTATTGATTTAGTTTTGACAGATCCTCCCTATGGAACCACTCAATGTAAATGGGACTCTGTTATACCTTTTGATTTAATGTGGGAACAACTATTGCGAATAATTAAAGATAATGGTGCGATTTGTCTATTTGGAAGCGAACCTTTTTCTAGTCGTTTAAGAATTAGTAATATAGAAATGTTCAAATATGATTGGATATATCAAAAAAATAAAACCACAGGATTTTTAAATGCCAAAAGACAACCACTTAACGATAATGAATTAATTAGCGTTTTCTATAAAAAGCAATGTATATATAATCCCCAAAAAACCAAGGCAGAAAAAGTATATAAAAGGGGCCATGTTAAAAAAACTAAGTGTGATTGTTATGGGGTGGAACGCAATTATTTTCAAATAGATGATGGGTTAAGATACCCAACTCGCATTATCTATTTTGACAATAATAAAACATCTCAACAATTTCACCCAACTCAAAAGCCAATAGATTTATTGGAGTATTTAATTAAAACATATACTAATCAAAATGATACTGTTTTGGATTTTACCATGGGTTCTGGATCAACTGGTATAGCGTGTCAGAATTTAAATAGAGGTTTTATTGGAGTAGAGAAGGACAAGGAGTATTTTGATATAGCACAAAAAAGAATAAAAGACAACAGTGTTCAGTTACAGATTGATTTAGAGTGAATCAGCGAAATAAAAACCCAAGGAGCATTTGATTGCTTCTTGGGCGTAATACATAGACTAACTATAATATATGTTAGTTATAGTTTGTCAGTGTATCTAATTCCCCTAAAATAAATTTCATCATTTCATTACGCATACAGTCGTCCGATGTGAATTCAAATGTAAAAATACCATGTTCGGCGGCGCTTTTAGTATTAAACAACTTAAATATCTGTGAAAAAGCACTATTTTTAATATTGGATTGTTTTTCGTCACCAATAATAAACAATTTCGAGAATTTTCCCAGTCTACCAAGCACTAATCTGATTTCGGCAAAATTAAGATCCTCTGCCTCATCACATATAATGGCCTTGTTATGAAAGGTAATTCCTTTTAAGAATCCCACACTATCAATGGTGATTCTTTCGTCTTTCAAGAGTTTATTTTGTGTGGGCACGTCCACAAGTTCTTTTAAATGATCATATAATGGAGTTGCATATACATCCAACTTCGTGGATTTGTCCGATGGGAGAAACCCAATGCTTTTTGAACATGATTCGATAGGGTTTCGCAGGAAAACAATTTCACCCAAGGACTTCTTGTTTAATAATACCAAAGAACAGTAAAGCGATAATAAAGTCTTTCCTACTCCAGGAGGAGCCTTAATGAAGACCACCTGCGTGTTCTTGTCCAAAACCGTATCAATGAGTTTTTGCTGTTTTACTGTCCATTTAAAAGGGGTGATCCCAAATGGTTGAGCAATTTTGTCCCTCTGTTCGATGCGGACACTATTATCCTGCACACGATCATTACTCTTGTGTTTTTTCATATTTTATTATTTTAATTAATAAATTATTAATAGGCCGCGATAGTTTTTTCTGTTGTCTCACCAGTAGATGCCGTTGAGGTGGGTGCCGCTGCATATTCTGGTTCGGGTTGGCGAGACTGTAACTCTTGAGAAACTATTTTAAAATTTTGCTGTGTTTGAGTCATTAGAGATTGTAAATCAAACAGGATACTTTTTAGTTCTACAACAGACATAGTTTTAA